GCTTCATCTTCATCGAAGGGCTTCTCTACATAACTCTCATAGTATCCCTTGCCCTCACAGTAATCACTGTAATCGTAACTCCCACAATCATCATATCTACTCATTGCTATTTGCTCCTTTCATCTGTAAGTATTCATAGGCTCGACCATAACCATCATAATAGTTATTGTCCTCATCTTCAAGTGCAGGGTATCCATGTATGCAATCGTATTCCCCGCGCTCATAGCTTGTTAACTCTTTAAAGTACTGGTACATATTATACCTTGCATCTGCTACGTCTTCCAGATGCGCTTGTTCCTGATAGTCTTTGCTCATTCTACCGCCCCCTCTGTCAGCATCATAATGGCTTTAACTCTATCTAGTAAAGCACTACGACAATCTATTAATTCATCATCGGTTAACTCTCTAAGAGAACACGATAACTCCTCTGCTTCATTCCAAATGAATGCTAAATCTACTTTTAAATTTTCCATGTTACACCTCTTTACCAATTATGTATGACACCTGCTATGATAAACAAACAGGTAATAAAATTCAACCCTACAATTACACTACGCACAATCGCAATGTAATCAGCTTCGCGGTTACTAGCACCAGACTTCTCTCCCAGTGCTTTAACCCATATACGCCACATCTTAAGAATGGTACTCATAGGGCTTGTACCTCTCTACTATTACGTCAGTATAGCCGTCATTCCGCCAGTTACTAGCTATCCTATAGGCTTCCTCTCTATTCGTTAGGTGCGCTGTTACCTCTACACCACCAACCCATATTGTATATAACATTATAGAACCCTCTCTACCACTATATCGGTATATCCTTTTTTAATCCACTCCGACACAATCTTTGATGCTACATTGTCGGTAACATAATAATCAGTAATCTCTACACCTCCGACCCATATTGTATAGAACATTATAGCACCTCCTCTATTATATCCACCGACCACTCGCGCTGTATCGGGTCAGCATCATCAGGCACGCCCTCATCATCTAGCATATCTAGCACCAACAGTTGCGCCTCCTCTTTACTATTTGCCTCTACTTCTATAGTGGCATTTTCTACGTAATGGAAACCTACTTTATATTTCATGATATAACCCCCGTAAATACTTGAATCACTACCATAGCATACAACCCGCCAATGGATACATTCCACAATAGCGCGCGTATCTTATCGCGCTTCTGCTCACGTTCAAACTGTTTTAGTGCTAAATATCTTTCCGCTGTATAATTCATATTACACCTCTATTAAAAGTTTTTTATATTTGTTAATGTCTCTTTGAATGCGTTTTTTCTGTCTATCATTAGCTGTATAAAAATCCCGCATCTTTTCCCAATACTTGATTTTTTTCTCTATCTCTAATCTATTCATAATAAACCTCTTCTATCAAATTGAATTCATATAATATATTACTTTTAATATCCTGCCAAGTTTCATCGTCTTGCTTGACGTAATCAATAACAGTATTGTTATGACCGCTCCCGACTATATAGCCCTCCTTAAGGAATATCTCAATCCCTATGCCATCAATCCACTCGGAGACAAATATATTCTCTACTTTATCCAGTCGTTTTTTACCCAACCACTTTTGCACTGTTTTAATATTCACTGTTTATTCACCATTAATTTATTGATTGTACCTAGTAAACAATTGAAACGGAATTTTATTCCATTTTATTTTAAATTAATTTTAAAGCGTTCTAAGCCATTTTACGGCTAACCTATACATACCTACTAATAAACACTAGAAAACGCCCTACAAGGGAACACAGGGCGTTCTGTGGTGCTTACTCAAAATATCCCTTGGTTTCGCATATATCTATCAATTCACGCCATACTGAACGTTTATAATCGTTTGACAAGGCGCGCCAATAATTAGAACGCATTAATTCCTTAGCATCTTGTATATCAACACAATTTTTATATATGTATTGAGCATCTAACAAAATATCATTTTCTATATTCATTTTATGCCACCTCTTCAAATAAAGATACGCTTTTATCAATAGCATCTTGATAGTTATCAAAGAAAAACTCTTCACCTGTTTCAGTACAGGTTACTAAGTATTCAACGTCACGCCCTAGCAGTGAACAAATAGCAACGCCCTCTTCAAGTGCTATATAAACATAGCCACTATTCTCATTGAATCCTACAGCCGCTACATCTACATAATGATGTCCTGCTAATTCGCTCAAAGCCTTAAAGCAGTTAGCTAGTCCTACAGTCTCACAATACGCAAAGTTATCAAAGTTTGAAATTTCCATAATAAATCACCTGTTTAAAGTTAATGTTTAAATAAATATAAGTGAACCTACTGGTTTAGTCAATAGGCTCTATATATTTACTTTACGTTGTCCCAGTCGATGCGCGCCTCTAACATAACGCGCCTGTTGTTTTTGTTGTAAATTGTTCTATCGCCACATTGTTCTATAGTATGACCGCACTTAGTCAATACGATATCATCTTCAATATCAGCTATAACAAACTCCCTATTAATCAAGTTATAGTCGGTAATGCTGAAGCCATCTACTTTGATTTTCTTACCCATCCAGTTGTTCATAATAAATCACCTGTTTAAAGTTAATGTTTAAGTTAATATAATAGAACCTGCTATTGCTAACAGGCTCGATATATTTACTTAGCAAATCCACTCTTTGAGTGTATAACCCTCTACTGTACCAAATTCCTGTTCTAGCTTATCAAGCTGTTGTTGGTGCCATTTGGCAGACTCTTTAATTGCCCATCTATGCGCTTCTTCTTTGGTATCTGATACAGTGTGAGTCCAATACTGTTTGCCAGTAAAGACCGCCCATTGTCCATTGTTTAGCTGTTTAGCGTTATATTTCATATTGTCGCACCTGTTTAATTGATTGATGTAACCATTATAGACAATGACAACATAAAGTCAACACCTAATGCGTGACCAATATCTTAATTGTGGTCATACTATATTGCTACCTTTTATAACGCGTGCGGGTGCGCGAGTAACACATAAAGAAACTACTGTCAATACTGTTTAGGTGTACAGTGGTTAGACCTGTGGATAGGCTCAAGGGTATCCACTAGCATACTCACGCCCCGCCCTCAAGTATTCCCTGTGACCGCCTTAAGGATTCCAGTCACTGTGGATTACCTGTGGATAACTTGAGTACCTGTGGATAACCTGTGGATAACCTGTGGATAACTAGGGGCGGGGGGGTCTATGGTATCCTGAGATTGTTACGGTATCCACCTGTATACAATAAAAGCCAAAATTAAAAGAAAAGAATTAACCGAGGTTTATCCTCTAAGTTATTGTTTTCCTTACGTATTGTGACGGGTACTTAAGTATGACAACTATTAATACAAAAGGACAAAAGTATTACTATTAGTTATGGAACTAAAAAGTTAGTCCGCGGGTCTAAATAAGCTAATAAAGTACTTGACATTTAGTTCTAAATATGCTATAATATACTTATAGTATAGATTAATTTAAAGCCTTAAGGATACTTAAGTAGTCTTAGATATTATTCTTTAATGATTATTCTTTAAAGTTAAATACTAAACGCGTCCCTAAGTATACTTAAGATAACTTAAGGAGAGTCCTATGGACAATAATACTGCTACTCCGAAAAGGAGAAGGGGCAGACCAAAGAAGTCAGACATGGTGTCAAGAAAGAAGGGTCAGACTGGTTTGTCCAGAGGTCGTCCTAAAGGCGATGCGGCTATCATCAACGAGTACAAGGGCAGGATGTTGTCATCCCCCAAGTCTCGTAAAGTCCTAGATTCGATATTCGATGCGGCACTTAACGATGACCATAAGAATCAAGCCGCGGCATGGAAGTTAGTCATGGATAGGATATTACCTACAGCTGTATTTGAGAATGATGTCATTAAGGGTGCAGGTAAGTCAGCTATACAGATAAACATTACTGGAGTTGGAGGAGCAGAGACTACAGTGGTGTCAAACCAAGAAGATGCTATTGATGAAGGGGAAATCATAGAATAATGGCTAAGTACTTCAACAGACAAGAGTTCGCTTGTCAATACACAGGTAGGAATGAAATTAAACCTGAGTTCATTGCACGTTTAGATGAACTAAGGGAAGCCTGTGGTTTTCCCTTTATAATTACGTCAGGATACAGAGACCCAAGTCACCCAATCGAAGCCAAGAAAACTAAAGCAGGAACTAATGCACAAGGTATTGCCGCAGATATTAAAGTCAACAACGGTCTACAGCGTTTTAAAATCGTTGAGAAGGCTATCGCGCTTGGATTCACAGGCGTGGGAGTTGCTCGTGGTTTCGTCCATGTTGACATCCGCAATCCTGACGATACAACCCCTTTTGTAATGTGGACTTACTAATGGCTATTAAATATATCCATGTCAACCAACATAAGATACGTTCCAATAAAAAGAATAATGAAAATGAACCTGTGTTGACTGTTAAAGAAGGTAAGACAAACACATACGGTCATGCTGTAGAAATACATGGACCAAGTGAAATTATATATGGTGGTAACGATAAACCTATACTTTCCTGTGGGGCGAGGGTCGTTATAAAAACCACAGCGGATATAACTATTAAATGACTGAGTTAAACGTATCACTACTACCGTGGCAACAGGAAGTCTTTGAAGATGAAACTAGATTCAAGGTCATAGCCGCGGGTAGGCGTACAGGTAAAAGTAGATTAGCCGCATGGATGTTAATCATCAGGGCTCTACAGTCTGATAAGGGTCATGTCTTCTACGTTGCACCTACACAGGGTCAGGCTAGGGACATTATGTGGCAGGTGTTACTTGAGATAGGTAATCCCGTCATAGCCTCTAGTCATGTTAATAACTTACAAATAAAGTTAGTCAACGGTGCAACCATAGCACTCAAGGGTGCAGATAGACCAGAAACCATGCGTGGTGTCAGTCTTAAGTTCCTAGTTATGGATGAGTATGCAGATATGAAACCAGAGGTCTGGGAACAAATCCTTAGACCTGCATTGGCTGACCAAAAGGGTGATGCGTTGTTCATTGGTACGCCAATGGGACGTAATCACTTCTATGACTTATATACGTATGCTTGTGTAGGTGAAGATAAAACATTTACAGGTTATCACTTTACAAGTTATGATAATCCACTGCTAGACCCTGAAGAGATTGAAGCGGCTAAGAACTCTATGTCCGCATTTAGTTTCCGTCAGGAGTTCATGGCATCATTCGAGGCTCAAGGTAGTGAATTATTTAAGGAAGAGTACGTTCAGTTTTCTGAAGAAGAGCCTCAAATGGGTCAGTACTATATTGCTGTGGATTTGGCTGGGTTTGCTGATGTTGCTAAAGCTACGACCAAAACTAAGAGACTTGACCAAACTGCCATATCGGTTGTTAAAGCTAATGAAGAAGGTTGGTGGGTCGCTGACATCATTTATGGTCGATGGGGTGTGGAAACCACTGCAAGAAAAATCTTTGAAGCTGTACGTGACTATCAGCCTGTGGCTGTAGGGATTGAGAAAGGGGCATTGAAGAATGCTGTTTTACCGTACATCTCAGACCTAATGAAGGCTAACAATAGATTTTTTAGGATAGATGAATTAACACATGGTAATAAGAAAAAAACGGACAGGGTAGTCTGGGCTTTACAAGGTAGGTTTGAACACGGTAAGATAACACTTAACAAAGGTGAATGGAATGCTACGTTTTTAGATGAGTTATTCCAATTCCCTAATCAGCTTGTACATGATGACTTGATTGACTCGTTGGCGTACATCGACCAACTGGCTAACATAGCCTACACATCAGATTATGTAGAAGAAGAATTTGAATTTTTAGACGCATACGCAGGGTACTAATATGTTACTAGAAGATAAAAAAGAGTTTACGTTGGAACAAGACCTTGAGGATTGGGTCATTGATAAATGTCAAGGTTGGCGTAATCACTTTGAATCCAACTACGCAGATAAGTTTGACGAATACTACCGCCTTTGGCGCGGACAGTGGGCGGCTGAAGATAGGACTAGAGATTCAGAACGCTCTCGTATTATCTCCCCTGCTTTACAACAAGCAG